AAATTTGTGATCCTAACAGTTGTGGTTGGGTAATTGGGTCTGAAGAATAAAATGTGGTAGGAGATAACTCAGCAGTAAATGGAGTAATCTGATTCTCAGAACCCTGTAGTTCAAATTGAATATCATTATCGGTATTAACAAACAAGAAATCATAAAACGGAATCATAGAGTTAATCTTAGATACCTTATCCAGTGAAGATCTTACATCAATCACATCAATATCTGTTATTGTACCCGGATCAGTAAGAAACAAATTAAAGAAATTGTTAAATTCTGATGAAAATATTGTATCTCCAACAGCAAACCAGAGCCTATTACGCCAAGTAGTAATAGAAGTAATCTGTCTACCCACACGTTCATTAGGATTCTGTGCAATAAATGGACTTGGAC